TTATTGAGTGTCTCTTACAGTTTTAATTGCCCTTAATACTGCTTCTTTGTGAGTTTTGTGTTTGAATGGGGTTTCAATCGGGGATAATTTGCCATTCTTTACAATATGTGGCGTATGAGAGTCTTCTGTAGAAACTACTGTAGCAACCTTTTTCCTTTTACCGTCTTGAGTTTTATGGAAAATGTGGGTAACTTCTGAAGAACCGCCATGTTCTGACGTATCTCCTTTTTCAGATTCCAATTTTCCTTCTGGATGTATAGAAGTATCAAGTTTTGTTTCTACTTCTTTTTTTACCTTTTCTTTTGGAGCGGGTTTTTCCTGTTTTGGTTTTTGTTGAGGAATTACTGGCTTACCAATTTTCGCCAACAAACTTTCAGCAGTTCTTTTGACATAAGGAGAAGGAGAATCTGCGTGATGGGAAAGAAAACGATCCAATATAGAATGATCGTGTCCGGAGTTTTTTACATATTCCTTACCGAGGGAATGAAATCCTTCTTCTTTAGAAGAATGCCTTTTGTGCAATTCTTTTAGTATTGCGGCTTTTCTATCAGCCCAGTGATCAGACGCTTTATCGTTTGGGTCTGCGTGGGTTTCCAGATGTTTGAATAAATCTTCGTGCGAGAGGGATTTTGCGAAATCAGAATGTACGCCTTCTTCAAGAAATCTTTTAAACGATATCATTTATGTATCCTAAATAGAAGTATTTATAATTATGATAAATAAATTTATTTACTTTTTCAAATTTTAGAGGTATGCTAAGTTTGCGACAGTTACTGAATCTGATTTTATTAGAGATAAACAGATTAAATAAACTTTCTTATATTGTCTATAATCCTAGATATAGAATATTAATGATAACATTGATTAATAATATAATATGAACATTTTTGCTTTAGACGACAACCCCAAAATTGCAGCACAATACCACAACAACGCTCATTGCGTAAAAATGATTTTGGAGTGTTCGCAGTTGCTTTGTACGGCTCATAGGGTCTTGGATGGTAAAGAAGTTATCGAGAAAACTGCTTCTGGTAGAAATATTAAACGTTGGAAATTAGAGGACGAAAGAGATGTTAAATTGTATAAATCAACTCATATTTCACACCCTTCTGCTATTTGGTGTAGGCAATCTGACAGCAATTATAGATACCTCTACGACTTATTGGTTGAACTCTGTAAGGAATACACATTTCGATATGGAAAAATTCATAAATGTGAGTCTTCTGGATTAGTTTCGTTTTTAGAAACCCAACCAAAAAATATTCCAATTGGCGAGTTTATTCAAGTAACTCCAGCGATGCCAGAAGAATATAAGATACAAAATGATTCGGTAGCTTCATATAGAAACTATTATAACAAATCAAAACAACATCTTGCGTCTTGGGTGGGAAAGGTAAATTCAAGACCAATTCCAGAATGGTTTGTTTTGGAGAATCCTTCATGACTAAAAAGTTTACCTACGAGGGTTCTAATAAATTTTGTAAATCTATCTATTTGTTGGGGCTGTCTGTTGCCCAACTAGGGGGTTTAGTTTTTACGCTTACTGTTATTTGCGCTATATATTTCTTTGTTGACGCCTTTTTTATTACCAAAAATTTAGACATATTTACTGATAAATTAATATTTTTTGGGTTTGGAGCGGTTTTTTTCATCGCTACTGAAATTTTGGGGAATTCTCTGATAAGTCTATCCCAATTTATAAATTGGTGGGATAGAGGGAGCGTTAATACCAAAATCACTAGGAACGTAAGAAAATAAATAGTAGACAAACATTTTTAGGTAATTATTATGTGTCCAATTTATGACGTAAGAGATAAAAAAACTGGAGAAGTAACCGAAATGGTTATGACTATTTCTCAGTGGGAAGAATTCAAGAAAAATAATCCAGATAAAGAACAACATTTTTCAACTTTGAATTTTGCTGATTCTGTATCTTTGGGAATTAAGAAACCACCATCGGATTTTAAGGAAGGAGTAATCGACAGAATTAAGAAAAATAACCCGGGAAATCAAATGACTTCTCGGTGGGATTAATTAAAATTATGATAAATTCTTGATAATAATGGATGTTTTGACAATTTTTTAGTCAGTAGGGAATAGGGTCTAGTGCCTTATTCCCTTTTTTTATTTTAAAGGAATAATCTATGGCAATCAGACCAGTCAAGAAAGCAAACACAAAATTTCTAAAGAGTCATGAAATAGATGAAGCAGATAAAGTTTCTTTTATTAAAAAGGCGAAGAAAAAACCAAACGCGGGTTTATCTAACCTACAATTGAAAGAAATACACCCATTAACCGAAAATCAAGGAAAAGTTTTTTCTGCTTATGCTGAAGAAAAGAATTTAGTATGTTCGGGTTCTGCGGGAACGGGAAAAACTTTTTGTTTATTGTATTTAATGCTGCAAGAGTTAGTATATAACAACGAATACGAAAAGATTTTAATTGTTCGTTCTGCTGTCCCAACAAGAAACATAGGATTTTTACCTGGGACGGAAGATGAAAAATTAGCGATTTACGAAACAACATACAAAAGTATATGTAATGATCTATTTGGAAGAGCAGACGCGTATGAAATCTTGAAGAAGAAAGATCTTATAGAATTCGTATCTACTTCTTATATCAGAGGAACTACTTTTGATAATGTTTTAATATTAGTTGATGAAATGCAAAATTGCATATTTCACGAATTAGATAGTGTTATCACTCGTTGCGGTAAAAATAGTAGGATATTCTTTTCTGGAGATATGGTCCAATCAGATTTTGACGGAAGGAAAGAAACTAGCGGATTCTTAGATTTTATAAAAATTATTAAAAATATGGATTCGTTTTCAATTACAAATTTTACAATAGAAGATTGCGTTCGCAGCGGTCTTGTCCGCGAATATTTAACCGTAAAAGAAAAATGCGGTTTATAGATATTTACATTTAAATTGTTTATGATGTTTTCTTTCGCCTTTTGCGACTGCGATCATACATCCAATATTTAAATTTTGATTTTGACAAAATGTAGATAAATTTTTTATTTTTTGAATTTCCCCATCAGGAAAGGTTATTATATAAGACTTTTCCTTTTGGGATTTTACAAATTCTTTAAGTTTAATTTTCTTTTCTAATATTATTTGATTTGACGGTTTGTGTCCGAAGTATAATTCTTTATGGAAACATTGCCAATTTTTATGCAATAGTCCCCTACCATTAGCAACACAACGCATCCCTGATTCTGTTAATTTATATTTTTTACAAAATAAACTTAGATTTTTGATTTCAAAAATTTCATCTTCTGGAGAAACGCAAATATATTCTTTTGAATTTTTCTCGGAAAGTATTTGTTTTTTCTTTGGAGAAATAATGTCTCCAGTGGTATCAAAAGTTTTTCCTCCATTGTGTTTGTTTAAAAATAGTGGATGATTTTTAGCATCTATTTTTGTTAAATAATTTTCTTCGAAATCGGAACATGATTTTGGGTTATTTGGAAACATTTTATGAATTTTAATAATATCTGGTTCTCCATATTCTTCTCTAAAGGTTTTCACATATTTAGAAGAAGTAAAATAAGATTCCCATAAAACTTTTGGGTGACATCCTTTGGCAGTTTTCCTACCATAATAGAATTTTTTATGTTCAGACCAACCAATAATGTAGGTAAAAGGAATATAAATATTCATGCTGACATGCTCCGTAAAGTTTAAATGTTAGGGTAGGTGGGGAGGTGAGATTCCCGCGACCTACGTTTATTTATAATAAAAATATTTAACGGAGAAATATGAACAGAGCGGAAAGACGACATAACACCAAAAGAATTATTCAAAAAAGAAAGAATATATTAGGTGCAAATTGGAATCCAAAGTATAATAATGAACCTCATCGTTTATCTAAGATGAATGGCGTGAATTGCGGAAATCCAAAATGTCCCTTCTGCTCTAATCCTAGAAAAGTGTGGAACGAAAAAACTATACACGAAAAGTCTTTTTATCAGAGAGAACTTATTGAAGATGAAATTTAATCATGTAAATCCGACAGAATTGTTGGAATTGAATACCGAAAATTTAAACGGTAAAAGGCACTATTTGACGCCAAACGGAAAATATCCGTCAATAACTAGTGTGTTGGGATCGTTTCCAAATCGCGCTCTGTTTGAATGGCGTAAAAGAGTTGGCGAAGCAGAGGCGAATAGAGTCTCTGCTGTCGCTTCTTCTAGGGGAACAAAATTTCACCTACTTTGCGAAAAATATCTATCTAATGAAGAAATAGATAAAAAGCAATTTATGCCAGACGCATTGAATTCTTTTTACGAATTCAAAGGTATTTTGCATAGGATATCTGATATTCATAAATTAGAAGTTCCTTTATATTCTAATAAATTGAAGGTTGCCGGAAGGTGCGATTGCATAGCAAATTTTGATAATAGACTTTCAATAATTGACTTTAAGACGAGTAAAAAAGAAAAAAGAGAAGATTGGATTCAGGATTATTTTATTCAAGCTACATTTTATTCAATGTCGTATTTTGAGTTGACGGGGATTCAAGCAAAACAAATAGCAATTCTAGTTTCGGTTGATGATGGCGACGATCAAGCCTTTATTAAAGAAGTTAAAGACTATATCCCTTCCACGATATCTAAAATCAAAGAATATTATAGATATTATCATATATAAATAAAAAACCAACCTTTACTTTTCGAGTAAAGCGAGGTAAACTATTCTTTTAACCGATGAGGTTACTTTTTAAAGTAGTCAAAAATCATCAAATTCAAGGTTGATTTATTTCAACTGTAGAGGAGAAAAATAATGATGAAATTATTTTCAATTGTACTTTTAATGTTCATAACTTCCGAAGTTTCTTTAGCTCAAACTGGTACTGCTTCCTGGTATGGTCCGGGGTTCCACGGAAAGAAAACTGCTTCTGGAAAACCTTTTAACTCTCGCGCGTTTACTGCAGCACATAAAAATATTGCGTTTGGGTCTAAGGTTAAAGTTACGAACCTTAAAAATAAAAAGTCAGTACTTGTGACAATCACTGATAGGGGACCATTTGTTCGCGGTCGTATTATTGATTTATCACAAGCCGCTAAAAATGCTATTGGTATGGGTGGAACTGCTCCGGTTTCGCTTCAAGTGGTGAAATAAATGTAATAACGGGATCCTCTTTTGGGGATCCCACTTTTAAGGAAAAATTATGGTGTCTCCGAAAGTAGAAGAAAAGGAAAAATTCTCAAAACATATTATTTCCTTAGTAGAAAGGGATAATATTTCTTATATAGATGCAATTACCGAATATTGTGAAACTATTGGTCTAGAAATAGAAATTGCTGCAAAATTAATCACCCCTTCTATTGTTTCTAAGATTTCTGAGGAAGCAATGAGAAGTAACCTTATTGAAAAAAGTCCAGTATTGCCGATATAATGAATGGAAATGATGCTGCTAATTTATATAATGCTATAAAATTACATTTCACTTCTGAAAAATATAATGCTATAACCTATAGGTTTAAGACCAAATCTAAATTCGTACCAGAAAATCAATTTTTTATATTCCAAAAACTTGGAAAAATGTATGGTGACGATTTAATTCATTATTACGTCTCAAATTTATCAGAAAACCCCAAACTTTGGGTGATGGATTTATTATCTGACGATTGCGAAACCAGATATAAAAGTTGGAAAAAACGAAACGATTCTCTTTCTTATGTTTATAAAAACGAAATAGGAACTTTATTGGATGAGTATCCTTTAAACGAATTGATACTTGTTAAGGGAACGTATCCGTTGTTGATGGTAAAAACTATGCAAGAAATCGTAAGTTTGGATACTTTACTTTTGACTGATTCTATATTACAATTTTTTAATGTCTGGAATATGAAAATAAAAGAAAGAATAGTTTGGGAACCTTTTAGGATGAAATGTGATAAGTATAGATCGTTTATGAATATAGATCTCCCAAAGTTTAAGAATATATTGAAAGAGGAGGTAAAATGTCGTAGCTAAATAGTTCTATATTATGATTATTTGGATAAGATTGTTTTTAAGTTGTATTAAGTTTGTATAAAGAGGTAAAAAATATGTCTAGTTTTGCTAATCTAAAGAGATCCTCAGGATCTAGTCTCGAAAAACTCTCCAAGGCGGTAGAATCACTAAATTCTTCTTCTTATAATGATGGCGAAGATGTTTATTGGAAGTGTGAAACCGATAAAACAGGTAATGGTTATGCCGTAATCAGATTCCTTCCAGCTTCTTCTCAAGACGGTGATGACGCTATTCCATTCGTAAAGTATTACGATCACGGGTTTCAAGGTCCAGGTGGTTGGTATATCGAAAAGTCCCTAACAACCATTGGACAAAACGATCCAGTTTCTGAACATAATAGTTCTTTGTGGAATTCTGGTATTGAGGCAAATAAAGAAGTTGCTCGTAAACAGAAGCGTCGCCTACATTATGTTTCTAACATTTATGTTGTAAAGGACCCAAAGCATCCAGAAAACGAAGGTAAGATTTTCCTTTTCCGTTATGGTAAGAAGATTATGGAAAAGATTACTACAGCAATGAATCCTCAGTTTGAGGACGATAAACCATTTGATCCTTTTGATTTTTGGTCTGGCGCTAATTTCAAGTTGAAGATTCGTAAGGTTGATGGTTATCAGAATTATGACCTTTCGGAATTTGATTCTACTGGTCCATTATTTGATGATGATGATAAAATGGAATCGGTTTGGAAGGCAGAACATTCCTTGAAGGAAGTAATTGATCCAAAGAATTTTAAAACTTATGACGAACTAAAGTCTAAGTTGGACAGAGTTCTTGGTAATACTTCTACTGGTCGCAGTGGTCCTACCACAGTAGAACGTGCCAGAGCAATGAAACCAGAACCAAAAGTAGATGAATCCAACGAAGTATTCTCATCCAGTTCGTCAGTAGATATTGACGAAACAGACGAAGATTTGGATTATTTCAGTAAACTGCTCTCAGACGAAGAGTAAGGATTATCGGGGAGGGTAAAACCTCCCCATTTTTATACCAAAGCTGATGAAGAACCTTTTCTATATTGCATTTGGTGTAATACCGAATCTCTAACGTCCATTTTAGATATACCACCAGCTGCAAAATCGTCTCCGCCGCCATTTCCACCGCTCACAGGAGCATTGACGTTTATATTTGGCGCTTGAGATTCTTGTGGGGCTTTTATTGCTTCCATTTTCGATTCTTTAAGCGATTCATTATTTTTTGTGGTTTCTTCTAATCGTTTTCCGGATAATTCTTCTTTAACGTTTGGTTGTAGATTTGCTGTTTCTTCTGGTCTGAAGAACTCCGTAGCCTTTCTAACTATTTTTTCGTCAATAGTTTCTTCTGGTCTGGAGGAATCAGTAGCCTTTCTAACTATTTTTTCGTCAATAGTTTCTTCTGGTCTGAAGAACTCCGTAGCCTTTCTAACTATTTTTTCGTCAATAGTTTCTTCTGGTCTGGAGGAATCAGTAGCCTTTCTAACTATTTTTTCGTCAATAGTTTCTTCTGGTTTCTTGAGTTTCCTTAACCTAGAATTATCAAAACCTTCAACTCCAGCAAAAGTGAATCCTTCTCCTATAGCAGACAATCCTTGATATAAACCCTCATCAACCACTGATTTAATATTTCCGGGTTTTGTAATATTTTCAAGAGTAGAACCAAAAGCGTCTTTTAGAGTATCGACCAAAGTTTTTTCTTTTGGTTGTTCTTCTGTATCTGTTTGTTGTCCTTTTGGCTTTGCTGCATCTCCAGTACTTGGGGTTTCTTGAGCTAGTTCTGTTTCTGTAGAACCTATTGAATATTTTTTAAGAATTCCTTCTGCAGCGGAAATCCTTTGGGTCATATTTTCTTTCCCAGCTTTTTCGTATTCTTTCGTCCAAATTTCAGTTGCTTCTTTTGCGGATTTTGCAGACTTTATGCCTTTATAAACATTTCCGTATTCTTTATGTTTTGTTTGTCCTGTTATTTCTTCGTAGATATATTCTAATTGTCCATTAAGGGTGTTCCACTTATCACCTTTTCTAGCTTTCAATTCTTTAAATCTAGGACCATCAACAGACCATTGAGCGATACCTCTCCCTGGACCACCACCTTTTTGTTTTTGGTTGGGATTGAAGGTGGGGCTTTCTATTTTTAAACTTCCAGTAATACCTGCTGCTTGTTCTTTTGTAAACCCTTTACTAACGAAAAAGTCAAAAACTTTCTTTTCGTTTGATTGTGTTGCTGTTTCTTTTGTTGCAGTTTCTTTTTTTAGCGAGGGGTCTTCTTGGACCTTTTCTGAAGTTTCTTCTTGTTCTTCTTCCTCTTCTATTTCTGACGGTACATTTTGTTGTTGTGCTGTGACACCTTTCTTTTTGATATCATCTGCAAGTTTTGGCGTTTCATTTTGCTGTACTGGAGTTGTTTGGGGTGTTTGAGGTAAACTAGGTTCTTTATATGCAGACTCACTTTCTTTTTCTGTTGGTCTTCTTATAGCGACCAATTCGTGATTTTTCTTTTTGGTATTTCTTGTAGATCTTGTTACTCCGCCGCCACCTTTTGTACCTTGATTTCCTCCAATTATAGTAATCATGTTTCCGTCTAAAGAAACAACAAAACCGACGTGCCCCTTATTTTTATCTGTACCTCTATTAAATACAGCTATGTCTCCGGGTTTCGCGTCATTTAAATTTACTGCTTCTCCATAAGTTAAGAAACTTTTTGCACTTTTTACTGATTTTGATTTTTTATATCCATTGGCAGATAAGACAGAATTAACGAATGTTGCGCACCAAGCTTCTGATATCCCAAAACCAGAACCCAAATTTGTTTTAAAAAATGCTTCTAATTCTTTTTTGTTTGCCTTTTCTGTCATGCCCTCAAATTTTTCGGCAACTTGTACTAACCTTCCAGTAGGTGTTGTTCCTGCTCCTGGAGAAGTTTGTTGGGAGCGAGTTTCTGTTTGGGTCCCTGTTGTTGGGGTTGTACCTGTTCCGGTTTGTTCTGCGGTTCTTTGTTCCTGGTTTTCTCCCTCTTCTTCAAACTCTAAACCTAATGTATCTTTTGCGAATTTCTTCGCCTTTTCCCAAGGAGAGTTATTCATCTCTCTATCATCCAACCAATCTATCGCTTTATAGATTCCAGCACCGGCAGCACCAAATAAAAACCCTTTTAGAAGTTTTGGTAATAATGACCCTAATAAACTTCCCAAAAATCCTTTACCAGTTCCGAACGTTCCTCCTATACCAACACCTTCGGACAATTTTAGAATTCCATTATTCATGGACTCAAAAATTTTATAGAATTTTTCTAGGTTTTCTTTTCCTATCCCAATCCCACCTGCGGTTTTAGTAACTTCAATGTCCTTTGCTTTTGATTCTAGAAGGTTTTGTGTTACTTGTTGACTCGTTGATGTCGTTTCGATATAACGTAAAATGTTATTGTTTAAATCGAATAGAAGCCCTTTAATGTTTTCCAATGCCCTTACCATTGCTTCTCCAAAATAATTCGAAGAATTCTCTTTTGTTGCAGTAGCGTTGGAAGTAACGTTTTGATTGAGGTTTATGGCTCCATAATTTACTAATTGGAGTTTTCCCGATTGAACCAATGACGTTAATATTTGCGATTTATCGTCTAAGGATAAATTCCCAATAGCATTTTTGTTGTTTAGTGCTGGTAACGCCATTTTAGTTCCTATTTTGACTTAGTTTTTCGTTTTCTTCGTTAATATGTTGTAATAATAAATTCAAAAACACTTCTCTTTCCCACGGGATCATATTTTCTAGTTCAGATAAACTATATTTGTGATGTTGCATCATTGCAAAATTTGTTTTATAATAGTTTTCCAAATTATCATGAGAAAGAGTTACCCTAAAAAATTATCAAGACCTACAATATCAATATCGTGTACAAACCCACATTTAGAACATTTTACCGTTAGGGTTTCTTTTAATACTGGTAAATTGCTGAAAAATTCTTCTACCTTTTTAAATTGATCAATAGACATAGATTCTAAAAATTCTAATACCTCTGATTTTGGCGTTTCGTTTTTGTAATAGAAATTTTGTTCGTCGAATATGTAATCTAATGAGTTATAAATTACCTCTAATGTTAGGGTAACGGCGTCAGTAATTTCAGTATTCAATTTAGACAATTCTGCAATATCAGGATATTTCATTTTAAACCCAACACTATCCGTTAATCGAATTATGTCGTTATTTTCTTTTTTGTCTACAGAAACTTCTAATAGGTTTATAGAAACCGGCATTAAGTTCCCGCAAATATTTTCTTCTATTTTATTATTGCATCTATATTTTGTTTCTACAATTTCTCCAATAGACCTTGCTCTAAGTTGTAGGAAAAAGTATTCTATGTCTATTTGATTGAGTTTGTTAACGTCAATATCTGAGGTACAACAATTTTTTATTATTTGTTTAATATTATTTAAAGCGAATTCTGCGTCTTCAGATTGTTTTGCTAGTAATAGAATTTTTTGTTCTTTTACTAGGAAAGGTCTAAACATAACCGTTTGATTTGAAATTGGTAATGTCGTTTCATACAAAGGACTTTCGATTTTTGGTAACATAATTTACTCCATGATTAAAATACTGGGAATGGTATAGATCCACCTAAAGGAATTGCTGCGTTGTAGTATGTGTATGCAAAAGTTACTGTTAGTTTATGTATTGCGTTACCATTTTCCCAAGAAAGGGGCATTTCGTTTAAAGATATTGGAAATGCGTGAAACAAACCAACCCAATACGATGGGTCGTTTTTTACGTTATATTGCGTGATTAATATAAATGCTTCGTATTGATTTTTATATTTAAAATCGTAGTTTACTACTGGACCGTCAGTAAATAGACCAACAACGTCTTCTATTCCTATTTGGAATGGGAAAAAAGACGCGTTTGAAATATAATTCATCCAATATTCAAAAATCCAACGTTCAATCATATTGTCTGAGCAAATAAAAGTTAGGTTTATTTTGTTATATGAATTTTGTATTGGGTGTAGGATTTCTGGACCGTATAACTTTTGCGTAACCGCAGAAAATGTCCTTGATGGTAATTCTGCCGCTTCGCAGTGAAATTTCATTTTTTTCCAAGCAGAAGCTGGGTCTTCTCCGTCAAGACCTGCAGCCGCCATCAAATCCAAAGCAAAAACCGGATTTGTTGGGGTGATCATAACGTCAAAGTTACAGGGTCTTGCTACTTCCGTTTTAGAGAAAGTTTCAAGAAAATTTCTTATATCTGAGTTATATTTTATTTCGCTCATCTTTTATATTTCTTCCAAACTTTTGAATTTGATTGTTTTTGCATATCTGCTACTGGTAGGTTTGCGGCAAATAACCATTCGTGCGCTTCTACTGGCAGTATCCTACTTTTAACATTAGATTTAAGATACAGTTTAATACAATATTCTTTTAAATCTTTATAATTTTTAGACCTTTTAATGATCTCATAACTTATATTAGAAACTAACATATCGTTCTCTTTTATGTATTGAGATTTGCTTGCTATTTCTGCTATAATCAAAGATCTAACTTCATAGGGTAAATAGTGTATATTCACCCCAAGAAAATGCGAACCTTTATTTTCTAATAAAATTATCAGGGGAAATTTATCCCAATAAGGCAATGTATCTTTATATTTTGCGTCATAAGAAAAGAAAAACATTCCTCCCGGATAAAAAACCTTTTTCTTTATTATTTTGTCCAGTTCTGGAGCGTTAGATTTTAAAGCCTTTACTTTTAAATTTAACCAACCCATCGATTGACTCGCTAGAGCAGATCTTTCTGCTGGAGAAGCGTTTTTAAACCTCTCATACATAGAAGGTAATTTTCTTTGTTTAAAGAACGCTTCATTTAATTCTTCTTGGTTTGTTGCATACCTTCCTGGAGAATTTGTAAATGTTAATTCTGCCCAAGCGCCAACCCCCATAAAAAACGGGTTGAAAATATATTTTTTGCCTTTTAATTCAACAACATGCCATTCCGAATATTTTGTATTGTCCATGGACTATTTATTGAATATTAAAAGATGTCTTTTTCTGTAAGAAGTTTAAACGTCCAACCCCTATGTCTGCAATATTCTTTTGCTGCCGCCCATTTAGCAGAATTTACTCCCCAAGTACAAACTTCGTTAATATACGTTTTGGTTACTCTTTTCTTTATTTTTGGTTCTATAGTTTGAGCATAAGGTTTTACTTCTATGACATAAGTTTCTATAGAACCGTCTAATTTTTTAACTTTTGCTAATATATCTGGAAAGTATCTGTGTTGTCTGTTGTCTACTGGAGAAATATAATTTATTACCAATTCTTCAGAACCCCAAGATAAAACGTTTTCGTTTTTATCCAACCACTTAAAAACTCTCAGCTCCCAGGAAGAGCGATAAATTACGTTATGAGGGTCTCCATGATATTTTTCTGGATTCTTTAATTTATAAATACCCTGTTTGTAATTAGACATCTAAAGTTCAATATAAATAATATTATTTAGTAGATTCGTAGGAATTTCTTATGGCAATGCCTTCATTTTTAGCTGCAAATCCTCTAGCTTCTTTAGACCCAGAAACTTTGATCCTAGAAGGTTTAGAAGCGTTTAGTCCTGGGGGTGTGTTTCCCAGTAGAAATGTTGGTATGTATGACTTTATATCGTTAAAATATCCAGAAGATATAGAACATTATTTTATGCATGGGCATTATATAAATTTTTACGTGAACGCTCCAGTTTGGGGTAAATATTGGGAAAAAGACGGAAAAACAGGAATTTCTTCTTATTCTTATGAAGGTATGCCAGAAGTTGGTGGTTTACTTGGTTCTATCGGTATTACTTCGAACGGATATTCTATAAAGGAAGTTGAACGCGACGGGACTCCAATCAAAGACCCAACTTCTGCTGCTGGCGCTGTAAACCATATTAGAACCCAAAGGATATCCCAAGCGATTTCGCTTTATATTCCAGATACTATGTCGTATAGTTCGCAAATACAATACGAACACACTTCCGCTAGACAAATGGGCGCTTCTTTGTTAAATTCTTTGGATAAAACCCTTTCTGGTTATCTTAGTAAGGTAACTAACAGTAAATTGGTTCAAGGTATTTCTGGCGCTATGAACCTTTTGGAAAACCTTGGTAAAATTGGTGGAGTCACTGTAAACGATCAAATGTTGGTTCTTTTTAGGCAAGTTGGTTTGCGAGAATTCTCATACGATTTTTTCTTCACCCCAAAAAGTCCAAAAGAAGCAGAGTCAGTACAGCAAATAATAAGAGCGTTTAGGTTTCATGCTCATCCGGAGGCAGTATTAGATTATGGTTTATTTTATATTGCTCCTGGAACTTTTGATATAGAGTTTATGCACAGGGGTTCTAGAAACACTAAAATACATCAAGTTTCCACTTGCGTTCTTACTGGGTATGACGTGGATTACGCTCCAACGGGTTGGTCAACCCACGTAGATGGTATGCCCATACAAACAAGAATGTCTTTACATTTTACTGAGACTCAGGTTGTGACTAAGCAAGATATTGAAGCAGGTTACTAAATGTCAAATTTCTTTTATTTTTACCCTAGTATTGTTTACAATAAACAAATAGTTACAGACCTGCTTGTTAGAGCAAAGGTTAGGGAATCTTGGTTAAATGATCCAAGAATATATTACAATTATAAGTATAAGGATTCTGATAGACCAGAACACTTAGCGCACAAGTATTACGGAGAAGAAGAATTACACTGGGTTATTCTATTCACGAATAATATTTTTGATGCGAATTGGGATTTCCCAATAGATTATTATACTTTCAACAAATATATTGAAGACAAATATAAAGAACAAGGGTCTATAGTTAACAAAACTGGATTGGCATACGCCCAAACAACCCCTGACCCGATATATAGATACCAAAAGACAGTTACTATAACTACAAGCGAAGGGATATCTAAAAGAAATTATGTTATTGACGAAAAGTCGTACAGAGAACTAGAATTTACCAATACTTATTCTACTGGAACCCCTTATACAATTTATGCGGAATCGGAATTAAATTCTTACCAATTAACACTTAATGCTGGCTCCGTATTAAATGTTGGGGATATATTAATCGGTAATGAGTTTATACCAAATTTTGCTAAAGTTGAATCTATTGATTCTGCGAACAGTTTATTTAATATAACTATACCAGCAAAAAGTAGTGAAACTAATGGGAAAATATTTATCTATAATTCGCAATCTAATTATAGTATATATGAAGTTTCAAAAAAATACCCAGAAATAACTATCTATGATAGAGAAATGGAAATAAATGAATCTAAAAGAAACGTTAAAATTTTAGATAAAAATTACATACGAAAGGCTCAAGAAGAATTTCAACGATTGATTAAACAATAATTATGGCAGAAATTACAGATAACGCAGTAACTCAACTTAATGGTTTAGAATTATATAAGTGTCAGATTTTATCTGCAGAAAATAAAATCATAGACTTAAAACCAACTTTGGTTGAAATTAACTATTTTGAGGATATATTTTCTAACGCCACTTCTGGTAATATAGTTTTAAACGACTCTGGTGGTTTGCATAACGCTTATTCTTGGTGCGGCGACGAGTTTGTACTTTTGGAATTCGACAAACCCGGAAATTTAGATAAAAATAAACGGTTTCGTGGGATGTTTAGAATATTTAAAACTCAAGGAAGGCACTTAACTGGAAGAGAATTTAACGAAACCTTCGTATTACATTTTTGTTGCGAAGAAGAATTCCTTTCAAATCGGATGCAGTTAAATAAATCTTATAAACAAATGAGAATATCTGATATCGTAAAAGATATCGCTTTAAATGTTTTGAAAATTCCAAAAGATAAATTTCCAGACGCTAATATTGAACCCACTTTTGGTAAGTATGATATAGTAATTCCGAATATGAGACCCCTTGAAGCTGTTGCTTGGTTATGTACTATGGCGATTGCTGATAATAGTTCTGGTTCTCATGGTGGTCCAGAAGGTGGTGCGACATACCTATTTTATAAGAACAGGTATGGTTGGAATTTTAGATCCATACTATCAATATTTAATAATATCCCTAAATTTGAATATAAAAGCCCGTTCAAAAAAAGTAAAAACACTTCTGGGTATTGGTATGGTACTAAGAACCTTTCTCCAAAAGAAGATATGAATTTTGATTTCGACCCCTTTGAGCAGATTATATCATATCAAATTGTAGATAATCACGACGCAATGGATATGATGCAAAGCGGGATGGTTTCAAATAAACTTATTGCTATTGATTATTTAAGAAGAACTCACGAAGAAAAGGTATTTGATTATGAAAAATACTTTAATAATCATTTGGCAAAAAAAGTTGAAATGTATAAGACCTATAATAAAAACCCTATTCTTAGTAACGCAGAAGATAGATTTAAGAAAAAACATAACGAATATCAACCAGTAGTAAAAATTGCTCCATCAACGACAAACCAAAAAAATAATCCATATATAAAAGAAAGACAGCCAAATATACCTCAAAATTTTGTTGAGAATACCATCCCGTACAGATTTGCTCAATTGGGGTTGATAAATTTCAATAGGTTAAAATTGCTTATATCCGGAGACCCATATATTGCCGTTGGTAACATAATTTATGTACATTTTCCGCAAGCAAAAGAAGAAAAAGGTACAAAACCTTTGGATAGGTTTTTGAAGGGTAGGTATTTGGTTTCTGCAGTTAGACAAAGGTTTGATCAAGGTGTTTATGAAACGGTTTTAGAATGCGTAAAAGACGCTTATTGTGGACAAGTAGAAGCGAGAACTAACGTTCAAGGATTAAAACCTTTTGACAATAGTAATAATGTTATAATACAGGTCCGTTCTGATAATTATAAATGGTGGTGATGCATGGAAAAAACTAAAAATTTCCCTGGGATGGATGGGTTTATTTGGTGGACTGGTATAGTAGAAGACCGTAAAGACCCTTTGAAAGTTGGTAGGGTTAGGGTTAGAATTTTTGGTTGGCATAAAGACGATAAATCAAACGTTCCTTCTGACGGTTTATTATGGGCGCAACCTGTTATGTCGGCAAACGCATACCAAATTTCTCACGTACCAAAGGAAGGAGAAGTTTTGTTTGGGTTTTTTATGGATGGAGAATACGCGCAAGTACCGTTTTATATGGGGGTAATTCCAAATATACCAGAAATAAGGTATCCTAAGGAAAAAGGTTTTGCAGACCCAGCAACAGAAGAAGAAATAAAACAAAGACCAAGAACATTGCATTCTGGACAAACGAGATATCCTGGAGACGGAGAATTAAATCAGCCAACAATTAGCAGGTCTGCTAGAAACGAAAATATGGATCAAACGCCATATGGTAAGTCTCATGGAGGGAAATATCCATATGTATTTTCAATACAAACTGAATCTGGGCATTATTTGGATTTAGACGATACTCCAAACGCGGAAAGGGTTACTTTAATTCATAGAACTGGAAGTTTTATTTCTATAGATTCTGGAGGAAATATCACCATTTCGGGTAAAAATGTTAATATAATTGCGACTGGTTCCATAAATAATAAAGCTCCTGGCGGCATTAATGAAGATACTCCGAATCACAAAACTACAGGTACTCACACAGATGCTATTGGTATACACTATAGCGGGGGCTAATAAATAATACATGCAAAATAAAGACATAATATACTCGGACTTAGACCTAATGTTTAACATACATCCTGTTAAACAAGATTTGGTTATGAGTATAAACGAGAAGGCAGTAATTCGTTCTGTTAGAAATTTGGTTCTTACAAACCATTACGAAAGACCGTTTCAATCTGAAATAGGGTCAAACGTTAAGAAAATGTTGTTTGAACCAATTACTTCTCTTACAGAAAATTACATTCAGAGAGAAATTTATAATGTTGTAACAACTTTTGAACCCAGAGCAAAAAATGTTTTTGTTCAAGTTAAAGGTTATCCTGACGAAAACGCATTACGAGCAAATATTGTATTTTATATAGAAAATTCAACGACACCAGTTGTAGTAGATATGCTTTTAGAAAGATCAAGATAGGAAAAAATAAATGGCAACCTCTAATTCTAATTTAACTCTTGTGGGGACAGATTTTGATCAGATCAAAAGTAATTTATTAACTTTCCTTAGAGGTCAAGATGTTCTAAAAGACGCAGATTATACTGGTAGTGTTCTTCAAACTTTATTAGACGTTTTAGCGTACAATACCCATTATAATGCCTTCTATTTGAATATGGTTGCTAATGAAATGTTTTTGGATTCTGCCGTTAAAAGAGCTTCCGTAATATCGCATTCGAAAATGTTAGGGTATTTTCCAAGATCTGTTGTTGCTCCTACTGCCACAATTAAATTAACCATTACTAATTATGAACTACCGTCTATAACTATTCCTAAATTTACAAAATTTATATCAGAGTCTGTTGATGGTGTTAACTACGTTTTTATGACCGATAAAGAATACGTTGTTAATAACGATCCAAATAATAACCCTAATACTGCTATAGTAATAGCAGACGTTATAGTAAAACAAGGAGAACCAGTACAGTATACATTCACGTATAATTTAAAAGAAAACCCAAAGGGTATATATAAAATACCAGACGCAAATATAGACCTAAGCACACTCCAAGTAATAGTCCAAAAGTCTCGGTTGGATTTTTCTTCTGTTTCTTTTTATACGGGTTCTACTGAAACTTTGTCCATAACTCCTGAATCAGAAATTTATTTCGTTCAAGAATCTATGGATGGTTTTTATGAAATTTACTTTGGTGATGGAGTTCTTGGTAAACAATTAGAAAACGGTAATGTTGTAATAGTTTCCTACATAACGTCTGATGGTAGTATTGCAAACGGAGCTAAAGAATTCACTATTGTGGGGGGTAACGAACAGCTTGCTTCTGGCATCATAAGCGTTGAAACTACTAGTCCAGCCTTTGGAGGCAGAGAAAAAGAATCTATTGAGTCAATAAAATTTATTGCTCCAAAATCATACTCGGCGCAAAATAGGGCAGTAACGAATCAAGATTATATGACCCTATTGAATAACAATAATTATGGGTTTATATTTGATTCTGTTAATGTTTGGGGTGGACAAGAAAATGATCCTCCTGTGTATGGTCAAGTTTTTGTTTCTCTAAAACCACAAGGAGGTTACGCTTTAACAACATCTCAAAAAGAAATTGTGAAAACAAAGTTGATTAAACCTTTGAATGTAATTACTGTTGAGCCTACTATTATTGATCCAGACTACACATATATTAAATTAGAAATAGATGTAATATATGATTCCAGAAAAACTATACTGAGCGTTGGTGAACTTGAATCTAGAATAAGAACTTCCATACAAGAGTTTTCAAGAGAAACTTTAAACTCTTTTAATTCTACATTTAGTTACCCGGATTTAATGTTCGCAGTTCAGAACGCTGATAATTCTATCGTGACCAACGAAATAGACGTAACCCTTCAAAAGAAGTTCTTACCAAGTTTAGAAGTAGCCACAACATATGAATTAGAGTTTGGAAGCGTATTGGAGAGGGGTATATTATTTTCTGGTATAACTTCTTCTCCTTCTATGCAATATTATGATAGACAAAATTCTTATGCCGTTATTGATGGGATATACCTTGAAGAATTGCCTTCATATTCTGGGGGTGTTGAATCAATCGATATTGTTAATCCCGGATTTGGATATAAAACAAACCCTTCAATAAAAATAGTTGGTGATGGGTCTGGCGCTAATGCGTATTCTATAGTTGTTAATGGTTCTTTGAGCAAAATTGTTGTTGATAACCCCGGAGCGAATTATTCTCAGGCAATTATTGAAATTGAGGGTGGTGGTGGAAATCTGGGTCAAGCAACAGCAACACTACAAGGTAGGTATGGTACTATAAAATCTTATTATTACAATAAGAAAAATATAAAAACTTCTTTTGATGAAAATGTTGGCGTTGTTGATTATTATACTGGAAAAGTAACTCTAACAGATTTTAATCCTTTGAATGTGAATAACCCATTGGCACAATTAACTTTGACGGCAAAACCTCAATCTAACATTATAAGTTCCAGTAGAAATAGAATATTAACTATAGACCAGTTTGACCCTTCAGCAATAGTGATAAACATCAAAGAGAAATCCTAATGATAAAAACTTCTCTATTAGTACAACAGCAATTACCTAGTTTCGTTAGGGAAGATGATAACTATCAGAATTTTGTTGCTTTTATAGAATCTTATTATGAATGGTTAGAACAAGATTCTAATGTATTAAGCGAATCTAAAAAAATACAAGAATATATTGATATTGATTCTACCGTTGAAAAATTCGTTGAATATTTTTATTCAACGTTTATGCCAGCATTTCCAAAAGATGTTATTACAGACAAAAGAAAATTATTAAGGTTCTCAAAAGAACTTTATGAAAATAAAGGAAATAGAGCGGCTTATAAATTTCTATTTAGATGTTTATATAATGTTGATTCTGACGTATATGAAACTAAAGAATATGTAGTAAAAGCGTCTGCAGGTAAATGGTTTTTACCTAAATCTGTTAAAATTAAATCCAATGATTCTAGGTGGATCAATGCTGAAAATTTGTTTATTTTCGGTGATATTTCAAAGTCTTTGGCTAAAATCGAAAGGGCAAAGGTTGTAAACGATAGGGTAGAGATATTCATATCCGACATACAAAGGTTGTTCCAAACTGGAGAATTTGTAAAAGTAGTTGACGTAAACCTCCAAAACGTTTATTTTGATGTTGAAGGTAATATAGTAGAAGAAGGGGAAATATTAGAGGGAAAACTATTAGGAACTATATCTTCAGTTGACGTTAATCGAAATTATAGAGGTAATTATTATTTATCGGGCGACCCGGTCGTTTTTTACGAAGGATTAGAAGAGGAAACTTCTGATATTGGTGCTGTTGCTGAAGTCGGGGAAGTTACTTTGGGTGCTATACAGCGCGTAAAAGTTGAAGAGGGATCTTATGGTTATAGAGAACATCCCAACACATTTATTTTTGTAACTCCCGATTCCGGTAAACCTATATTAACGGTTGGTGCTATAAATCCAGCAAATACGTCAAACGTGACAATGATGGTTGCGGATTCTTTGGAATTGAAAGAAAATATTCCACTAAATTGCAACGTTTTTACTGGGTTCCCAATAAGCAATACTCTTAATTATAATTTCTCAAGAACATTAGCAAATTCTTTAATATGTAATGCAAATACGGTTATGGCGAATGCATTTACGTTTAGAGAATTTTCGACGTATTCTATTGATACAGTTATTGTTCAAAATGGTGGTGGTGGATTTAGAACAATTCCCACCATATCCGCCGAATCAATGTATGAAACGGATTTGCCGTTTGGAATGGGGGATGAATACGACCCTAGATACACTCCAGCAGCAAATACGGTAACGTCTATCAAAAATTTTGGTATTCTAGGACCAATCCTTATCAGAACAGACTCTTCTGGTAATAGAAAACGAGGAGTTGGCTACAAGGTAGGGGACGAAATACTATTTTCTGGTGGTCTTGGTGGAGGGGCTTTTGCAAACGTTACTTCAGTATTATCTGGAGGCGAAATCAACACCGTTTCTTATTATACGTCCACAAACAACCCTGCCCCTTTAGGCGGGTTTGGATATTCCAACGGAGAATTGCCTTACGTTTACGTTAAACCAACGGAAACTTCTGCTAGTATTTCTAGCAATAATGTACTAAGGGTTTCTAGTTCTTTTGTTACTGGAAATGTTTTAGTGGGGCAAACTGTTTCTGGTAATGGTATTCCTGTTACAACAACCGTTATAAATTCATATTCTAATGGTTGGGTAATATTATCTAATAGCGCGACAGGAACCTATGTATCCAACACTTATTCTTTTGTTGGAACCGGAGCAGACTTATACGTCAGTACTGTACTTGGCGATGGAGCAAAGCTGGTACCAATTACAGATAGAATTGGTTCAATAACAACAATAAAAATTACCAATTTTGGTGAAGATTATATTTCTGCGCCAAAAGTTTCTCTAAAGGTTCAGGATATCGCTGTAAGTAACGTAAGTTTGTTATATGTACCTCAAAAGGGAGACATAGTATATCAAGGAGCCAATTCTACTAGTTTTACTTATAAGTCGTATGTTGATTCTATTAATAGAATCACGTTTGACGAAAATTCTGAAACATCTACTTATATACTAAGGGTTTATAATTATAATAAACTTCCAAACCCTAACGCAGAATTAACTCTACAAAAAACCAAAATAATAGAACCAAATACATATCCAATAACTATAAAAACCGACTATGTTTTCCCTAGAAAATTTTTACCAGACGGAACTTCTCAGATAGTTGGTAAAGACGGTATATTAACTTATGGTGATGGTACTGCTAAAGCAAATTCTAAATTCTTAAACGGACTGATACTTGGTTCTGGAAGATATATTGATGAATCGCACCAACCAAGTTCTTTTTCTGTTCTGGAAGATGAAAACTACAATAATTTTACTTATGTCGTTTCTGTTGAAAAAGACATCTCAAAATATAGAGATATTCTATATGAAAGTATGCATCCTTCTGGAACCAAGGTAATTGGTCAAGCGGTAATAAAGAACGAAGCTAACTCTGAAATAGAATTAAAAGAATCAACTTATGTAAATTATATTGACGATTTTGAATATATATGGGCTGCGTTGGCTACTGAAGAAGTTGCCGAAAACGAGTTTAATTCTGAATTAATGCGATTCCCAGAATCAATTTCCAAATATGCAACGCTTGATTCTAATAATTCCAATATGTTGCGGTTGTCTACATTCCCCAATATTTCTAAAGACCAAAACATATATGGTGCTGGAATTCTTTGGGACACTAAAATAAAATCTGTTAATATTGCAAACAGCAGCATAATTTTAACAGAAAACGCTACTGAAAACCAAAACAATACTTTATTGCTGGTTATGGATAATTGGTCTGGATCGGATAATAAGTACATATTACCGCACCAATTGATTCTATGCAATACTTCTAGTAATAGTAATGTTGTGGTAATAAGAACTTCTTCTAGTAGCAATTTAACGTCTGATTTGATTAAAAATCAGATCGTTGTTGGAAATACTACGACTATCTATGCTAACACTGTTAATAACAGTAACATGCTTAAAGAAGTTGAATCTGTCTCCAACGTTGTTGTTGGGCAATATATTACCGGAAACAATATACCCAACGGAACAAAGGTTGCTCAAATAATTTCTGGTAATAATACCATTGTTATGACCCATAATGCTTCTGCTAATGCTAACGGATACAGCTATAGCTACTTTGATAAACAGACCGAGACCACTGTTGGCGTATATAAATATAATTATATACAATTCCAGAGCGTTCCTTACAATACTAGAATAAGTAGAATAATAACGTCGAACAATACTTTATTATTATCAAACAATTGTATAAAAACTTCTATCGATAATGTTTATTATTTCTTGGGTGATGGTACTAGTAATAGAGACTCTGAAATTCCATCCGAATTCGTAAGGGTAGAATCTGGTCAATTTACTGAAAAATACGGTTCTATTGGTGGTGCGAGACAAAGACCAGAAGAAAACTATTTTGTATTCAATGACGATTTATTAAGCGAATCTGGAGAACCGCTACTAACAGAAAATAATGTTAACATATCAGCAACAATTTACATAAGAATTAAATAGGTTTAATATGGGAATAATAACCAGCAGTTTACCAAATCTAGGTAATCCAACAAGTAATACATTATTAATAGGGGTAAACGTTATTAACGAAACCCCAAATAATAGCGTAAAAATAACCGCAGCAAACCTAAAATCGTTTATTGTTGCCGAAGCATTTTTAAAGGCGAATCAATCCTTTGTAAAAGCTAATGCTTCTTACGATGCATCAAATTCTGCTGCTAATTACGCCAATTCAGCGTTCGTTTATGCCAATTCAGCATATAATTGGGCTAATGCTTCTTATAATTTCGCAAACACTACGGCAAACACACTCTCTAATACAGAAATAAAATTATCCTCTGTATATAGTTTCTCTAATTCTTTATATGATATCTCAAATATAATTTTTGGCGTTGCTAATTCCGGGGTTTCTTTTTCCGCTAATGCGTTTATTCAAGCAAACGCCGCATTTATTCAAGCAAATTCTGCAAATTCTTATGCTATAGGGGTAAACGCTAAATTACAACAAATATATGATACAGCAAATTCAGCTTCTATATCTGCACAATTTGCAAACACAAATTCAACTGTAGCTTACGATTTAGCGCAAACTGCAATAGGCGATTCTCAAAATGCAAACACAAACGCTTTTACAGCATTGAGTGTTGCAAACAATGCGTTATTTATTGCAGCAAATACTGATATAAAATTATCTTCTGCGTATAGTTTGGCAAACAGCACACATGAATCTTTGGTTTCTGAATTAAATCTATATCCTATCGTTAACGCGAAAAGATTTAATGTTGTTGGTGATGGTGTTACAGACGATACGGTAAATTTGCAAAACGTTATTAATTCTATTCCTTTTGGAACGATCTTTATCCCTTCTGGCTTTTATGGTGTTACCACTTTGAATATTAATCCTGGTATAAGCATTAAAGGCGACGGAAGTAACTCTTCGATATTTGTAACGTTAGCAAATAATTCTACTGTCCTTAAATATACAAAATCCAACACCTCTCTAAGTCCCGATAATATTTCTATATCTAGTATTGGTTTTAGATCTAACGGTACTGTTAATTGTATTCCTATCGGAGTTTCCGGCAATAGTAGCTCTTTACTTTGTGTTAATGCGAAAATATCAGATATTAAGATTGATGCAGAATTTGGATATTCTTTTTCTAAAGGTGTTGAATTATCAAATTGTAAAAATTATATAGTTTCTTCTGTCATTTCAAGTAACTGTAATAATGATGTAGTAATTTCTAATTCTTTTAAAGGGCAGATTGTTAATAGTATATTTGATAGCGATTTGGCTAATAATATCATAGAAACAGGAACAAGTGATAAAAACATTATCTCCAACAATATAACAAGAAAGAGAATAAATATTGTCGGTCCTAATACCTTGAAAGTTAATAATATAGAAAACGCCTCAGAATAAAGGTAAATAAATGTCTACACCTATCATAAGAATTTCTCAACTTCCGCCAGAAACAGAAAGAACTATGGCTGGCAATCCAAGTAATACTTGGTTCGCCATAGTTAATGTTAACGAGATGAAAACCAAAAGGCTTTCTCTAGACGCTTTATTAAAATATCTTTCAGAATATTTTGGAGATCCCCTACCTTTTCCATACCTTAAATTTCAAACTGAGGGTGGACTAAAAGCCAACGGGTCTTCTATAGCGACTGCTAATTTGGGTGATGTTCTTTTAATCAGCGATACAACAACATTTAATCACTCAAATGCTTCCTACAATACAGCTAATTCTGCTTCAATTTATGCAAACGGTGCGTTTTCTAGAGCAAATGTTGCCAGACAACACGCAAACGTTGCATATAATCACGCTAATTCTGCCTTTAATAAAGCAAATTCGGCTATTTCTTTGTTTTCATCTGGTGGAGTTTCTTTGCTATCTTCTAATCCAGATAACACCAAATTATCTTTGGGGCAAAGTTTATCGGTTTCTGTTTCGCCTATAGCATTGACGGCAACAAACGGTATAACTATAGACGGCGGTCTTAATAAATCTTTATCCCTTGGCCAACCTTTGACTATAGGAGCCAACCCAATAACTATCAATACGTTAAATGGTATTACTGGTGGAAAACAATTGAGGTTGGGAGAATCTATAACGCTTGACGGGGCTTTTATATATAATCACGCAAATTCTTCTTATAATTATGCAAATAATTGTATAATAAAACCAGCAATTAATTATGTCACAAGCTCTCAAAATAATTTAGTAACCATTGCTAACAATAGATATATAATTTTAGGTGATGTCAATAGTAATATTCACGTAAAACTTCCTGCTGGAGTTCCTAAAGAAAATACATTCATATACTTTACTAATATGTCTCCATCTAAGAATAATACCATTCAGTATAATGGTACGAGAATACACGGTCTTGCTCCAAACGAACATTTAAAAATAGACGTACCAAACGTTTCTATAACAATGTGTTATATAGATTCTACTAGAGGTTGGGTAATAGTATAATGATAGCAAATAACAGCATATTAACTAATGATAGTAATAGTTACGAAATTACTCAATTTTTTTACGCTCCGCAGGTAATTTTACCTCCAGATAACAAAAATTTGCAATCTTTGTACGGGTTCATTTCTTATAATGACCCTTGGAACGAAACTTCTTACTCAAGTAATGCAGCTGAAACGATTATTATTAGAGATGCTGCTATTATTGAAAATTCTAATAGTTTAATTATAGTAAACGAACCAACTCTGAATGATTTTTTTATTGGGCAAAAAGTTTCTCATGAAAACGTTCCAGCAAATACAGTAGTTGATCAAATAAATTATGAAGATTTTGTTTTAACGTTAAGTAAAAACGCAACGAAAACTTCAGTAGGTAAATTCACTTTTACTGGGTTTATTCCTAATGATAATAAAATAACTTTGAATGATAATGGGGCTTTGTCTAATAAGGATAATTTTTATTCTGATTGTGCGGTTAAAATTGATATTTTAAACGATCCTGGAGAATTAAATTATTATAGAAGCGTAGTTGGATATGACGCTTCAACTAAAACGATAACTCTAAACGAGCCTTTAATGGATTATCCTCCAATTAATAGTTCTTCTACTGTTACTTTAGTTAATGATAACGATCACCCACCAAAACCAAAAGATACCATAAAATATAAAAAACAAATATTTAAAAATATGTTTTATTTGAAGAAAATTACTTCAAATAATATTTCTCCGGTAGTAAGAAGAATAAATTGGTCTGAAGGGGAAGTATACGATTACTATAGAGATGATATTGATTTATATGAAAAAAATTCTGATGGAACTCCGGTATATAAATTCTATGTAATGAATCAATTTTATCAGGTATTTAAATGTCTTTGGAATAATAATGGTGGCGTTTCTACAGTAGAACCGTATTTCGTTGCTGGTAATTTTGATGATACTACTAATATTTTCTACGACCCAGACGATGGGTATAAATGGAAATATATGTTTACTATTTCTTATGGTAAACTTCAGCAGTTTATGGATGAAAATTGGATTCCTATTCCAATTTCAACACCACCAGAAGCGAAATTTTCTAACGAAAAGGCTGGTGGAATAGAAGTAATAAATGTAACAAATGGTGGTTCTGGTTATGATTTATCATTAGCCCTTGTTGATGTTTCTATTATGGGAGACGGTTTGGGTGCTTCTGCCTATGCGGAAGTAGATCAAACAACAAAAAAAATTCAAAATATTGTAGTAAGAAATCCAGGATATAATTATACCACCGCTAACGTCGTTATATCTTCAGCAACAGGAAATAATGCCTCTGCGATTGCTTCTATATCTCCAATAGGGGGAAATGGTGCAGATATTATGTCTGAGATGGGATGTGATCGAGTGATGGTCGCTTTCTTGTTTCAAGAATCTGAAGGTAATAAACTTCCAACAGACATGCAAATAAGACAAATAGGGTTACTTTCTAGTCCTACTGCTAATAGTACATATCCATACGTTGCTAACGCGGAAACTTATGCCACATCTACTGATATTATTGTTTCTAACGGTTTTGGTACGTTTCAGGATGGAGAAATAGTATATCAGACACCAAATAATGCAAATTTTGCAAACTCTACGTTTACTGCAACTTGCGTAAATTTCGAGTCAGCCCCAAATAAACTTAGACTGATTAACTTAAATGGTACTTATGTTAATGGTTCTTCCATATATGGATTATCTTCTGGTACCGCCAGAACTTTGCTGCAAGTATTTGATCCAGATTTGATAAAGTATACAGGACACATAATCCATATAGAAAACCGCCAAGAAATCCAGAGGAGCAGCGACGGTTTGGAATTATTCAGATTAGTCATAAAATTTTAACAAATAAATAGTTAAAAACATCTTTACTGAAGGAAAAGTTAAATGCTAAATTTTAATGTTGAGCCGTACAGAGACGATTTCGATCCTAATAAACATTTTCACAGAATTCTTTTCAAACCTGGAAAAGCGATTCAGGCAAGGGAATTGACTCAATCCCAAACGATTTTACAGGATCAAATTTCCAAATTTGCATTTCATATTTTTTCACAAAATACCCCAGTAACTGGAGGTAATGTAACCATCAATACCGATTGTTATTATCTTCGACTATTACCAGAATATGAAGAAAATTCTATTGATGTAAATAATTTTCTCAATAGAATCATTAGGGACGATACTGGAACTGTTATTGCTAGAGTTCTTGCAGTAGCAGAAGAAACTTTTGTTAACGAAGTTTCCGCAGAAGCCCCAACTTTAATTGTTTCTTATATTTCCGGACAACAATTTGATGCTGGAGATATAATTTATTCTGCTGACGATTCTAATTTTACTGCACAATTAACTTCAGCAAATCATTCTGGAAAATCTTCTGTCGCTCATATTGCAGAAGGGGTTTTCTTTGTCGTAAATGGATATAGTTACTCAAATATTCAAAATCCAGACGGAACTTATTCAAAATATACTATTGGTAATTTTGTTGGAGTTCAACCGCAAATTGCAATTCTTGATAAGTATGGAAATAAACCAACATTAAGAGTGGGTTTAAATATAAACGAAACAGTTTATGATTATGTTGACGACCCTTCTTTATTAGATCCAGCTATTGGTGCATCCAATTATCAGGCTCCTGGCGCAGATAGATACGTCATTGAATTGGATTTAGAAACCAGACCTTTATCCATTGGTGACGACCAAAGCTTCATTGAATTGGTCAGAATGGAAGAAGGAGAAATAAAAAAGCAAGTAAACAATACTGTATATTCTGTTATTGATGATTATTTCGCCAAAAGGACTTCAGAAACAAACGGAAACTATATTGTAAACGATTTCGCATTTACGCCAAAAATAAATCCAGCAGACGCAAATTCTTATATTATGACTGTAGGAAAGGGTGTTGCTTATGTAAATGGGTATAGAGTAGAAAATCAATCTGATATTGGCATTCTTGGTCAAAGAGCAAGAACAACAGAATCTAGTAATAATGCGACTGTATATTTTGAGTATGGAAACTATTTCTATGTTGATAATTTAGAAGGGTTTTTCGAAATAACGAAATTACCAAAAGTAGATATTCATTGCGTACCTTATAATAATATAAATGTTTCTTCAACCACAGAATATAATAAAACTTTAGTCGGAACTTCTTATGTGAGGAACTTAGAACAATATTCTGGCGATATTTCTAATCCAGATTCTATCGTTTATAAAATGTTTGTTACCGATATACAAACAAGAAACATAAATGGGGCTGCGGCGAATACTGCACCAACATTTGACCGTTTATGGTTACAGTCTGGAACTTTTACTACTACTGCAAATGCTTATGTTGGAGTTACGGTTTCTATTACTTCTGGGTCTAGTGCCGGAGATACTAGAACAATCGTCGAATCTTACTCTAGCGGCATGATTGTAGTTAGCTCAAATTTTTCTGAAAGAATAGATTCCACTTCAAAATACACACTAAATTTTGGCATAAAAGACGCAGAAAGTATTGTACTATCCACTTCTCCCGTGTCAAAAACGATAAGAAGTAATATAAATTCTCAACACGGTAAAGAAAGAGGGTTTTCTACTGGTTATGCCAAATTGGTCGAGCCAAGCGATCCAGAAATGGTGTGGAACCTTGGACATTCTTATGTTAAACAATTAACAGATACCAGTTATCAGGGAACATATCTATACGCAGACCAATCTTTACAATTCGCAAACGGTAAACTGGAATTATATTTAACGGCTCCAAATTCAACGACTTTCTCTGGTTCAGGTTCTTTAAGTGCAGATCAAATAAAATCGAATTTTATAGTGTCAAGAAGTGCTAATGGACAAATTTTGACCTTTGACACGATTTCAAGAAAAGTTATTGTAGAACCAACTAACAGACAGTCTGCTAAATTAGAAATTTCTAATCTCGGTAATATTTCTTTTGATATTGATATTATTTCTAAATTAAACGTCAATAATGCCGACGCTACGAATATTTTAAGAACTAAAGAATTATACCAAGGCAATACTTCTTACTATTCAACAGGAACTTCTGTTGTCGATAAAGGTAATATTAGATTTAATTCGGCTTTAGGTCAAGTTTATATTCCCTTTGCAGAATTAGTACCAATAACACAAATACAAAGTTTATATGTTTGTGACGTAAAAAGGATTCTTAAAATATATGAAACAGCAAATTCTTCAACAGCCCCGAATTCCACTTTAACTAATGTAACAGACGTTACGAAATATTACACTTTTAATAGTGGACAAAAAGATTCGTATTATGATCACGCATATATTCAATTAAATTTTGGCGCTCCAATAAGAAAAGGTAATTTATTAGTAATATTCGATTACTATTCACATTCTGGTGATATAGGTTACTTTAGCGTAATGTCTTATTTTAAGGGTGTAAGAAAAGAAGAATATTCCGAAGTATTAAATTCTAATTATACCGCTAAAAATGGCGATGTATATAGTGCGTCTGATAGTATTGACTTCAGACCAACCAGAAAAAATGGAGATGCAAATTTCGTTTTTGATAAAGATTACATTGTTCCAAATTACCTAACTGCATTTACTGGAGATTATGAATACTATCTAGGTAGAAAGGACATTTTAATATTAACAAAAGATAGAACATTTGAAATCGTACAAGGAGTTCCTGCGCAATATCCAAAATTTCCAACCATACCAGATGCTTCTATGGATATTGCCAAAATAAATTTAGACCCATATACAGCATATATAACTGGAGAAAATTCAAAAGTAACAAATATTGCAATTCAAAAAATAGCCCATAAAACATGGAAGATGAAGAACATTTCCGATTTGGAAAAGAGAGTTAATAATATTGAATATTATACTTCCCTAAGTTTATTAGAAAAGAACGCGGAATCTTTACAAATTCCAGACGAAAACGGATTAAATAGGTTTAAATATGGTATACTAGCAGATGATTTTACTGGATTCTCTGCTTCTGATACTGCAAATTACGACTTCAATAGCGCTGTATTAAAACTTGAAAGGTCTTTAACTGCTTCACATACAGTAGAAAATTGGAAGTTGCAGTGTTCTGCTCTTTCTAGAAATATGGGAGCGATTGATAATTCTCAATTAACAGATTTTGCAATAACAAGCAACAAAACAAATAAATTCTACACGTTACCATTTACAAAAAAACCAGTTATTGAACAAAAACTAGCAAGCAGAACTATAAACGTCAACCCTGTTGCTGTTATTGATGTTGTTGGAGACTTGGATTTGTCCCCTCCAATGGATACTTATGTCGATAACTTAAAACTACCAAGTTTATTGATAGCCGACCCAGCGTTTAAATTCTATGAACCATCCGATCAAGTAAATCTTTTAAGTCAGTCTGATTGGAAACTCGTTGCTGGAACTACTACAGAAAAATTGGTTGATACAACTAGAATAGTTGATTCTGCTGGTGGTACTACTATAACAAAAGAGTTCCTAAAAACTTGGCAAGAATCGAGGGATAGTTTATATGGATACTACAAAGATTTAAATACAAACTTTATAGAAACCAACGATTTCATTACAGATATTAATATAATGCCCTTTGTTCGAGCGCAAGAAATTGAGTTTAAAACTAAAGGTTTATTAATTAATACCCCGCTAAATTGTTATTTCGATAACGTAAACATTAACGAAAACGTCAGATTACCAAATCTTCTAAAAGTTGCGGTTTCTGGTGGAGAATTTAAAGAAGGTGATGTTATTGGTTATTTATCTGCAGGGGTTTTCGTTCCTACAGGAAAAATACTCGGGGTTGCATATGAACCAGTTTCTAGATTTCCTTCTGGTGCTCTAACGACTCTAAGACTAAGAATGCTTCACCAATACCTATATGTTGTTGGAGATATTGGTATTACAAGATATGCGGCTCCAGACACCAATTCGATTAATGTTGGCGTATTTAATACAAACGGAAGTTTTTCTAGGACAACCGCTTCTGGCGTTTTAGTAGAAACGTTACATTCGTCTGGATTATTAGGGGCTGTTTCTGGAGGAACTGCGCAAACAGCAGATTTATACGAAGACGAAACCGGGAGAGACTATTCAGCAATAAGTAGAGCAGAATCTTTGGGTCAAAATAATAATACATATTTACCAAAAACCCTATTTAAGAGAACGGTTCGTAGGCAATTGGGAGTAACTTCAATTACTTTATCGTCAATGGCTTCTTCTACTAATAATTTTTATAAAGATGCTATTGTTACTATTTTCAATCCAAATCCAATAAATGACGAATGGAGCAGTTCTGCAGTAATTTCTGCTTATAATGGGTCTACTAAAGTAGCAACATTATCCACAACAATAAATGTAGAAATTTCTTCTGCCACTATTTACTCTATAAGTAGAAATACTTCTATTTTCAAAACTTCTGCTTCTACACCATTAGCAACTTCAAGAAATAACCCAGTTAATTTCTCAGAACCAATGCCGTTTATGTCTTCTGTTAATGGTATGTTTTGTGGTATATTTAAAGTTCCTGGTGGTAAGTTTTTCTCTGGAACTAAAGTTTTCAGAGTGGATAATGGTATTGATGGTAATGCAAATTCTGCTACAACATACGCAGAATCGTCCTTCTTTGCTTCAAACTTGGCGACGCAAAGTCAAAGTTTACAATTTGCGTCAAAAATACCTGGATGGACAGAAACGGATAAAATCAACAAGAGTTCTACTAGGAAGGAGCAAGAATATATTGCCCCACCTCCACCTCCTCCACCACCAGAAGACCCTTTGTGTCAATCTTTTATCGTCGAAGGAAATTTATATCCTAATGGGGTTTTCTTAAAATCTTTAAGTCTATTTTTTAGAACAAGGTCTATAGATCAACCAATTTATATTTATTTGGTTGAAACATTAAATGGGTATCCTACATCAAAGGTTCTTGAAAATTCTAAAGTCATCATAGACCCATTAGTTGTAAATACTTCCGAAAGACCTCATTACTTGGATCAAAATTCAAAAACAACATTTGAATTTGATGTTCCAGTATACATCAAACCCGACATTTTGTACGCATTTGTTGTTAGATCTTCTTCTTTGGAGTATACTTGCTGGTTGGCTGCTCAAAACGATTTTGCGTTGGCGTCAACTTCAAAAAATCTTCCAACAGACCCAGACCCACAAACAACAGCTAAATTGAGTTCTAATCCATATGTTGGAACGTTATTTGTATCTCAAAACGCAATAACTTGGAGCGCTGAACAAACAAAATCGTTAATGTTTACCATTGATGCTTGTGAATTCGACGTTTCCAAAACTCCGAATATTGATTTTGTCATCCCAAAAAGCGCCCCAAGATCTAAGCCAATAGATTTTGCTTCTGCGTATTTTAAAGATGATTTACAAGTTATTGCTAATACAACATATTCTGTATTCTCGCAAAGAAATTCTATTGAATATGATAAGTTGAATCTATCAACTTCGGATTTCACTCCAACACAGACTAAAATAAATTATTCTTATGATACAACACCAAAAAATACTTGGTTGTTAACAGGAACAAAAACTCCTATTAATCCTGGTAGGTATGGAACTCCTTCTGCTGATCAGTTTTTAACTGATGGTAGGGGTGCTAGAATTATTGCTGGAAATAGTAATAATTCTTTAGTTATGACTGCGCAATTAACATCTTCAAATAAATGGGTTAGCCCCATGATTTCTGATGATGGTGTTTCTTTATATACAACAAAATGGTTGATTAACGATCTAGGAGTATATGATTATAATATCAATATTGTTGATGGGGGTAAAAATTACTCCAACACGACTACTGGAGTAAGAATAGAAGCTGATGGTTATGGGGTTGGTGCACTTGCAGACGTTGTTGTTGATCCGTCTAATGGAAATTCTATTTCTAAAATAGTATTTGCTAATAATGGACGTAATTATGCAGTAAGACCTAAATTATATCTTTCTACAATATCTACTGCAAATACTGTATCTGGTAATGATAATATCATATTTAAAACAGAAAATGGGAGCATTGCTAATGGTTCTATTTGGTATGGTCAATCTATATCTAATGGTAATAGTTCGTTTGTTACAACAGTAGTTTCTGCAAACAATGCCAATGGTTGGGTTACGGTTTCTAATAATGTATTTGGAACTTCGACGAATCAAACTTTCTATATCGATGGAGAACCAAGATTTGAAAATGGAAAACCCGCGATTATTATAAATTGCGAAACTTGTACTAGAACAGGAAACGGTCTGGCAAAATATATTTCTAAACGGGTTGTTCTTGCTCCTGGAGATGAAGCCGGAGATCTAAGAGTTTATTATACTGCATATAAACCATTGAATACAGAAATATATGTTTATTATAAGATTCTTTCTGGAGAAGACGAACAAAAATTTGATGATGGAACTTGGCAAATAATGACTCCAATTTCTTCTACTAATAGGGTTTCCTCTACAAGAACAGATTTAATTGAATATGTTGCTGCTCCAGGTAAGGATAATATAGCTAATAATAATATTGTTTACACCAGTAGTTCTGGAGCAACATATTCAACATTTAACCAATTTGCTATTAAGGTGGTAATGACAACTACAGATCCTACATATGTTCCTTTCTTAACTGATATTAGGGCAATTGCTCTTCCTGCTGGAACTGGAATGAGGTAATATGTTAGTAAAAACTGAGGAAGGAAACTTTATTAGGGATACAGAATCTATGGCGCTTCTTAATACTGATAGAAGCGCCAGAGAAGAATATTTCATGAAAGCGAAAATGTTACATATACAAAAGACAGAAATTGCTAATATAAATAATGAGATAGATTCGTTAAAAAACGACATAGGTGATATTAAATCTATGCTAATTCAATTAATATCGGATAAAACTAATGGCAAATAATATAACCAATATCTATTTCTCTAATACTTTCGGTGATTTAGTAAGAACCGCAAATAACCTAGTAAACGCTTGGCAATATTTGGGGTTTTATGATTGGGATAAACCTTCTGGAACTTTTTCTATATCAAGTTCTGGAACTGGGTTTCTTTCCAATACGATATCAGTATTTTCTAGAGAAACTAGGGTAGAAGGTGTTGGCAGTAGTTTATACGTCCAAAATAATGCTGAAGTGGGGAAAACTCTATCTCTCACAGATAGAGCGAATAACGTAACGTTGTATTCGAACGGAACTTCAATATTTTCTGGTGGATATCAAAATTATGCTTCTTACTTAACCGGAATTGGTTATGAAAATGTTAACAATAGTTACGGTATAGTTACTCTTGCTAAATCTCTATTTGCCAATAGCGTAGATATTCTAGAAACAGCCAATGTAAATTTAATACAAGCAAACAATCAAATAATTTATTACAATTTATCTGGGAATACTGCACAATTTTCTGCGAACGTTACAGTTGGAAATTTGGTAAGTAATAATTTTATATATGCTGCAAATAATATTTCTACTAATAGAAATTTATTTGTGTCTGTAAATTCTCATGTTATAGGTTTATCTTATACCGATAGATTGCAGGCAAATACTTCTGCAAATACTAGATATCTTTCTGTAACTGATGACGCCTTTGTAGATTACTTGCAAGCGAATACAAATTTACAAACAGGGGTTGCTGTTGCAAATACGAGAGTCGTTACTGGTATTGTTCAAGCGAATAATACTGTTATTGCTAATACAGTTACTGCTAACTCAATAGTTACTTCGCCAACATTACATGGTAGTAGTAACGTATTCAGCGGATATGTACAAGCTAATACCAGAATCGTTACTGGTATTGTTCAAGCAAATAATACCGTTATTGCTAATACCGTTTCCGCCAACTCTTTGGTTACTACTCCAACGTTGCATGGTAGCAGTAACGTATTCACCGATTATGTTCAAGCTAATACGAGAGTTGTTACAGGTATAGTTCAAGCTAATACTAACATATTTACTGCAACAATCTCTGCTAATAGTTCTATAGTTACTCCTACAGTTCAAGCTTCTTCGAACGTTTATACAGGATTTCTTAAAGCAAATAATTTAATTGTTACTGATGTTATTGAATCTCAATCTAGAGTTATAACAGATACTGCTTTAGCTAATACTAGAATAATTACAGCGACTTTACAATCTAATAATTCTATACTATCAAACGACATTTTAGCTAACACTAGAGTAGTTACTGGTATTGTTCAAGCGAACACCCACATATATACCGACTACGCTCAAGCTAACACTAGAGTAGTTACTGGTATTGTTCAAGCTAATACTAACGTAATAACTAATGATGTTTTAGCAAATACTAGAGTTGTTGCAGGATTCGTTCAAGCAAACAATACCGTAATATCTAATACTATTTCTGCTAATACTGTTGTTACTTCTCCTACTTTACATGGTAGTAGTAATGTATTTTCTGGATATGTTCAGGCTAATACTAGAGTTGTAACAGGTATTGTTCAGGCAAATAATATAGTTCATTCTAATACTGTTTCTGCTAATACTGTTGTTACTTCTCCTACTTTACATGGTAGTAGTAATGTATTCTCTGGATATATTCAGGCTAATACTAGAGTTGTCACTGAAACTGTTCAATCTAATACTAATGTAATAACTAATGATGTTTTAGCAAATACTAGAGTTGTCACTGAAACTGTTCAATCTAATACTAATGTAATAACTAATGATGTTTTAGCAAATACTAGAGTTGTGACAGGTATTGTCCAAGCTAATACTAATGTAATAACTAATGATGTTTTAGCAAATACTAGAGTTGTGACAGGTATTGTCCAAGCTAATACTAGAGTTGTCACTGAAACTGTTCAATCTAATACTAATGTAATAACTAATACTGTTTCAGCTAATTCATTAGTTACTTCTCCTACTTTACACGGTAGTAGTAACGTATTTACTGCGATTTTGCAAGCAAATAGTGCAGCAAACACTCAAAACCTATCAGTAACTCAGAGAATATTTACAAATGATTTTATATCTAATACTAACATTTTAGTAGTAAATAATGCAAATACTACCAATTTATACGCATCAAATCTAGTTCAAGCTAATAGTGTAGGATATCTAGATAACAGCCAAAATCCATCTGTATATAATGTATATTCAAGAGAAGCACTATTCAATAATGCTTCGATAGTTTCAAACATGGTTGTTGGAGGAGACTTAAAAGTTTTAGGGGCTACTCAGTATGATGGTAAATCAATAAGATTAAGTGCTAACAGCCCTTCTTGGTGGACCAACACCATTCCTGCAGAACTGATTGTTAATAGAAAATTAGATGAGGCAAATGGTATATGGTATTCTGCAAACTCTGACGCAGCAATATCTTGGTCCGATCTATCTTTAAGATGGAGAGCAGTCGATGTTCCTAATTCTACCGCCAACAGTAAAATTTATACTAATTTATTGCTAGAGTTAGATATTGCTGATAATCTAAATGAAACTAGTTCCGTAAGAGTTCCTTCTTCTAGAGTACATTCTCTAACAAGAACACACGCAAATTCTGCATTCTTAAATTCTAATTCTGCTTATACACATGCAAATTCTGTTTATACACACGCAAATTCAGCAATAACTATAGGGACAACGCCAGTATATTTAAATAGAACTAATACAGTTTTTGGTGGTATATCAACATTGTCGGTAACAGGAACAACATTATCTAACTTTGTTGTTGCAAACACTAATGTAATTTCTCCAATAGTTGTTTCAAACAGCTTACAAGCAAACAATTTTGCTAATACCCAAAATCTTTCTGTAACCCAAACAATATTTACTAGAGATTTTCGAGCAAACAACGACGCTTTTATTGCTGAAGAAGCAAATGTTAATAATAAATTAGTGGTTTCGGGGTTAACTGGACAAATAGACCTAAAACCTTTATCAACTAATGTTAGAATTTGGGACAACAATAATTCAAATTATCATGAAATTGTTACTGGAGATACAACAGCTAATTATTTGTTAAATCTTGCCGCTGGAAATACTACTCTAGTTCCCGGCACTATGGTTCCAACTTCTTTAACTATTACTGCTTCTGGAGGTATCGCAACCGACGCGACTACCAATTTAAGCGTTAATAGACAGTTCCAATTAACTGGACAAGCAAGGAGCTTACATGATTTAGCAACTACTGGTCTATTTACCAGAAACTCTGCCGGATCTATAATTTCAAGATCTATCGCTGTTTCTGGAACAGGAATTTCTATTACTAATGCTGATGGATCTGCTGGAAATCCAACAATAACTTCTAATGCTACAAGTGCAAATACCGTTTCTACAATTGTTGCTAGGGATGCTTCAGGTAATTTCTCTGCAGGAACAATTACCGCATCTTTAAGCGGTAATGCAACCAGCTCATCTAAAGTAAACAGCATTTTAACCAGAGGTACATATTTAACAGGCAGCAATTTTGACGGATCTGCAGCAACCACTTGGACAGTAGATGCTACAACAACTAATACAGCAAACAAAATTGTTGCTAGAGATGGATCTGGTAATTTCTCTGCGGGAACAATTACCGCAGCTTTAAGCGGTAATGCTTCTACTGCAACTACTTTACAAACTGCAAGAAATATTAATGGAGTGTCCTTTAATGGTTCTGCGAATATACTCGTTCCAAATCTTTTTGGAACCAACGGAACAACAACACTAAACACAGTAGGTGTTACTTCTGGTGTGAATTATGCAACCATAACAAACGCTGCAAACGGATCTCCAGTGTTGATATCAACAGAGGGGCAGTTTGATAGTAATGTTGGTCTAACCATATCTACAAAAGGTACTGGGGCGATAACTCTAGATACCGGGGTTGGATTAGGAGCTATAGACCTAAAACCAGGAACTAGTACCGTAAGAATATGGGATACTAATAACACCAATTATTGGGAATTCATTACTTCTGACGTAACGTCCAACTATTCTGTTACTCTTCCGGTTGGTAATGTTGTATTAACTGCGGGTACTATGGTTCCAACAAGCAGAACATTGACAATAGCGAATGGAACTGGTATTACTGGCGGCGGTTCTGCTACAGATTTATCTACAAATAGATCATGGACTATTGGTTTAACTGGACAAGCATTAAACCTTCACGACATGACAACTACTGGATTATTTACTAGAACATCTTCTGGTACAATAACTGCTAGGTCTATCGCTGTTTCTGGAACAGGAATTTCTATTACTAATGCCGATGGATCTGCTGGAAATCCAACAATAGCTTCTAATGCTACAAGTGCAAATACCGTTTCTACAATTGTTGCTAGAGATGGATCTGGTAATTTCTCTGCAGGAACAATTACCTCATCTTATTTTAATTCTTCTGATAATTCAGTTACTACTGGTGTGACTGGAATTATATCGAAGACTTCTGATAATTTTTATAGAACTGCTAGTGCTGCTGCTGTCGCAAGTTTTATCAGCGGTCAGACAATGAACATCAACGGTACTGCTACTGGTATTGGTGGTGCTGGAACCGTTAGCGTATCGACAGGATCATTTAGTTCTACTTTATCAGTAACTGGACAATTCTCGTCTTCTACGAGAATACTTGCTACTGGTTCTCAAGCATCGTCTTCTTTAGGAACTTCAACAGGTTCTCTTGGTGGTATTGAAATCCAAGGACCAAACAGTTCTTCCGCAGCATTCATAGCATTTCATAGACCAGGAGCTTACGCTACATATTTTGGTCTAGGAACTAACAATAGACTGCAAGTCGGTGGTTGGTCTGCTGCAACATCATCGTGGAATATTCCGTATTCCACTCTTGGTATAGCATTTGACAACACCGATCAAGCAGGAACTCCGGCAAGGGTTTGGGGTGGTACAAACGACGCAACAACTTGGTACGAATACACTCCAGCAACATTAACTGTAGGATCGTATTTAACTGGTTCTAATTATACTGGCTATAACGCAACCACTTGGGCAGTAGATGCTACAACAACTAATACAGCAAACAAAATTGTTGTTAGAGACGGTTCTGGTAATTTCTCTGCAGGAACAATTACAGCATCTTTATCTGGTAATGCGTCTACTGCAAGTAAAGTAAATAACATTTTAACCAGAGGAACATATTTAACAGGCAGCAATTTTGACGGTTCTGCTGCAACCACTTGGGCAGTAGATGCTACAACAACTAATACAGCAAACAAAATTGTCGCTAGAGATGGTAACGGACAAATTACTGCTACTACCGCAATAATTGGAACCTCCGAATTTAGTAGTGTTGGGACTATTGAACTGGGAAGACAAGGAACAGGCGATAGGGGAGCTTTAATCGACTTTCATTCAGCAGGAACTCCTGGGCAATATGATTATCATGCTAGAATTATTAAAGATGTTGGTGCTAATGGTAATTTTTGGATGTCTAATATCGGTTCCGGTAATACTGGAATGTCTGCCGGAACTGGAACTGCAATTTTAAGTCCCTCAGGAGATTTCACTGCTTCTGGAAACGTTACTGCATATTCCGACAAAACGCTGAAAAAAGATGTTATTACATTAGAAAATTCTTTAGATAAAGTTTTAAATCTAAGAGGTGTGTCTTTTACCAAGATTGACTCCAATAAGAAAGGAATCGGTGTAATTGCTCAAGAGGTTCAAGAAGTTCTTCCAGAAGTTGTTGTAGAAAATTCCGATGGAATACTTTCAGTTGCTTATGGTAATATCGTAGGTGTTCTAATTGAGGCAATTAAAGAACAGCAAAAACAAATTGACGAACTAAAATCTAAAATAGGAAACTAATATGTCAGCAGGATATTTAGAATTATTTTTGGAACAAGGGGAAGATTATTCCGTTAATATCACATTAGACGGATTAAACGGTTATCCATATAATCTTACCAATTCTAACGTAAAATCTGATATAAGAAAATCTTATTGGTCTGCGAACGTTGCTGCTTCTTTTTCTGCAAATGTTGCTAATACCCAATTAGGGATTATAAATTTATCACTATCTGCAAATACTACACAAAACATTAAATCTGGAAGGTATGTTTATGACGTTTTTATAACAAATACATCAAACCCCACTAATAGATCAAAAGTTTTGGAAGGGATTATTCACGTAGAACCTAGTTCAACTAAAATATAAGTTTGACATTTTTATAAATACTAATAAAATTAGGAAACTAAAATGTCAATCAGAGCAGTATCAGTAAAAGTCAATGGGCAAAACCCAACTAGAGTTGGTAATGTGACTTATGATAATACTATTAATGTTAAAGTTGATAACCAACAAGATTATTCTGTAAAATCTATAAATTATGGAGCTAAAAAAATATCTCAGTTAGAAGACGTTTACTCTTTTAGTCCTGTGGACGGTAACGTGTTGGTATTTAATGCTGTAACAGGTAAATATGTATCCAAAAGGATAGACTCTTCTTCTATTGACATAAACAATATTGATGGCGGATTATTTTAAAAAATTAGGAAAATAAATGGCAAATACAATCATCCAAATAAAACGCTCTCAAACCACAGCGTTACCAACCACACTAAATTACGGTGAGTTAGCATATTCGTTCCAATCTGGTAAAATAGCAATTGGTGACGCTACTACTGGAGTTGTTGTTATAGGCGGCAATACCTATACACAAATGCTAGATGCCGCCACTTCTTCTAATACTGTTTCTACCATTGTTAAGAGAGATTCTGATGGAAGTTTTTCCGCCACTGTAGTTAATGCTAGTTTATGGGGCAACGCTAATACAGCAACAAAATGGCAAACCGCAAGAGACGTATTTGTTTTTGGTGATGCGTCTGGTTCTGCATCTATAGACGGAACTGCTAATGCCGGTATTGGATTAACTTTCGCAACAGTAAATAACAACGTTGGAACGTTTGGTGGCGTTTCTCAAATTCCAGTATTTACGGTAAACGGTAAAGGTCTTGTTACTGCAGCAGCTAATGTTTCCATTGCAACAACACTTAATATAACTGGCGATACTGGTTCTGATGGCGTTTCTCTATTAACAGAGACTTTGAATTTCCAAGGTGGAGATGGAATTACCACCACAGTAACCGACGATAATATTTCTATATTCGTTGATAATACTGTTATTAGAACTTCTGGCGGACAAACTGTTGGTGGCGATTTAACAGTTTCCGGCGATTTAACCGTACTTGGTAACACAGTAACAGTTAATACTTCTAGTTTGTTTGTAGAAGACTCTCTAATTAAACTTGCAAACAATAATACTTCTGGCGATGGTTTAGATATCGGTTTCTATGGAACTTATAACGACTCTGGAGTTAAATTCTCTGGTTTAGCCAGAACCATTTCGGATTCTAAACAATATTTCTTATTTAAAGGCTTGGATGACGACCCCACAGGAAATACGATTCCTTCTGCTTCCATTACTGTTGCTAATACCGCAACATTAAGAGCTAATGTAACTGGTGGTGTAATATCTAATTTACATCAAGCAATCCAACCTTCAGATGGTGGTACTGGACTAAGAAGTTATACCGTCGGCGATATAATTTTTGCTAATGGTTCTACTTCTCTAACAGTATTAAGCGACGTTTCTGTTGGTAGCGTTTTACTTTCTGGTGGTACTGGTGTAGCACCTTCTTACGGAAAAGTTGGTCTAGCCACTCACGTAGCAGATATTCTACCTATCGCTCATGGCGGTACTAATGCTGCGGCAATTGGTTCTGCTGGTTCTGTTGCGTATAGTAATGGTACATCGTATCTATTCAATACAGTTGGAACAACAGGACAAGCGTTTATATCTGGCGGTTCTGGCGCTCCTACTTTTGGAACATTAGATTTGCTTGGTGGTGGTCTTGGTTTCACCAATCCAAACGCAAACTCAGCAGTATTCTATTCCGGAAGTGGAAATGCTATGTCTTATACAAATTCTGCTTCTGACGGTCATGTATTACAATTTGCTGCGGCAACTGGAGTAAAATTCGGTCATCTTGATGGCGGATCTTTCTAAAAAAGATCTTTAGTAAAAACATATAAATAATAACCGTAGGAAGGAAAAATATATTCTTTTCTACGGTTTTTTATTAATAGGGGTGATAAATGAATAATGAGAGATTTTTTAACGCTTATGTTGAATTGTTGACGTCAACCTTTCATGACGCTTTGGGAAAAAATATAGTATTCCAAGCGCAAGCAAAAATCAATGCAGAAGATCAAGAAGAATTAAAAAAGAAGGTCGAAATTTTAGAAAATAAGTTACAAGAATTTAACGACATAGAAAAGAACATAGAAGAAAAGGACCACCAACTACTCGATAAAAATACAGAAATTGGTAGATTAAAAAACGAATTCGAACAAATAAGAGCAGAAACAAACCACTTAAATACTTTTAAGAACGAGTTGATTTCTGCAAGACAAGAATTACAAAATAAAGAAAAAGAAAAAGAAAAACTCGCGTTAAGATACGAAAAGAAAATAGAAGAATTAAACTCTAAAATAGAATATCTACAAATGACGCCAGCACAAAGAAGAAAATTTGATGCTAAAAACGCTCCCGTAGTAACTAAAGAAATTAAAGAAGAAGTAGATTCCTATTCTAAAGACGGCGGAACATTTTAAGAGATATTAAGTGGCGAACACAGTAATTCAATTAAAGAAATCTATAGTACCTGGAAATGTTCCTAGTAGTTTAGAAAGCGGCGAAATAGCGATTAATACCGCTGACGGTATTTTATTCTATAAAGATCCTTCTAATGTTATAAGAACCGTAAGAACAGATACCACAACAAACGCATATTCTGTTCTAAATGTAAATTCTTCATTATTAATTGCAACATCCAATTCTGATATTTTATCTATAGACTCTACGGGAGCAATAACATTAACTCCAGATTCTGTTAATGATAAATTTACTATTGGAGTAAAATCCGGAACAGTTTTTGAAGAGGGTGTTGTTCAATTATACGATGGAGTTGATTCGAATTCTATTGTGTTAGTAGCAACAGCAAACGCATTAAACGCTGTCTATAACTTAGCAAATTTAGCATTTAACAGTTCTGGATCTGGTCCTACATCAACAAACTTAGCGTATCAAGAATTCACAGCCGCAAATAATCAAACAGAATTTTCCATTACAAATGGATATAATATAGGTAAAATTAAAGTATTTGTAAATGGTGTACTTTTAAATTCTTCCGACTATACGGCAACAAATGGAACATCTATAATATTATCGTCTCCAGCACCTTTAGGTGACGACGTTTCAATACAAAAATGGTATAACGATGTAAATGTTGCAAATTCTTATAGTTTAATATATGGAAATATTGATTCGAATAATATAATAACTACGACAAATAGCGCAAATCAAGTATTGGATTTATTTTCAACCGCGTTATATAGATCCGTGAAATATCAAATACAAGTCACAAGTTCGACAAGTTATCAAATAAGTGAATTATTGTTGATTCATGATGGAACCACTTCTTATATTACAGAATATGGTTTAATTACAACAAATGGCGTATTAATGAGTTATGATACAGACGTTTCCGGAGGATCTGTGAGATTATTGATATCTCCTACCAACAATAGCAATAGTATTAAATTCACAAAAACCTCAATTGTAGTATAATATATGTCGAATTCAAGAGCAATTTCAAAAATACCCTCTGGTCAATTATTTTCAAAATATAATGGGGCTAATAGTGGCGCATTATTGATGTTATCTGGAAATAACACAATCGGAGGAACAACATATTTCGATTTATTAAAAGCAACAAATATTGCTCCAGGAACAACCGATCCAAACAAAACGGTTCGTTTAAATAGTACAGGAAGCATCGAAATAATTGATAGCACCTATACTAATGTTATATTTACAATAACCAACAGCGGCAACATATCAAATAAAGGTACAATTACTCCGGGATCTTATACCGCAGGTCAAGTGATAAAAGATACTATGTTGGATAATAGTCAAGTTACTGTCGTTAGTACGACTATTGCAACGACAGGATCAACAGTGAATTTTATTACTTATAATTATACTCCTGTTAGTTCATCGAGTTATTTGATCATTCACTATCATCTATCAAAATATCAACCACAAGGAACCACCGATGATAGTTGGTATTCGCAATTATTAGTTGATAACACTGAAATTGCATACGCTTGGCAGATGGCTAATGATAATAATCAGGGTACAAGCGGTCGTTCGGGAGTATTATTCCCATTGACGGGTAGATACACAAATTCTAGCACATCAACAAAACAAATACAAGTTGGTGCTCGTAGAGACAGCGCCGATGATGGTATAATTATAGATAACTCTCCTACATCTATGTGGTTGCGTATTACAGAGATTGCAAGATGAATTTTCTTTGTTAATATTTTTTAAATCTTAGTATAAATACTAAATAAACCTCCGAGGATAGGGAATCGGGATGTCAACAAAAAAGTTTACCACTAGGCATGGTATAGATGCCAATTATCAAGATATTGTTTCTGCCAATAATGTATCAACCAATACATTAACAGCTCTTGTTTCTACGGGAACTCCACCTCTAACCGTCTCATCAACTACAAAAGTTGAAAATCTCAACGTAGATTTACTCGATGGTTATAATACTGCAACATCAAACGCTGCAAATACTGTAGTCGTAAGAGATGCAAATTCATTTATTTCTTTAAATGGATTGTATATGAACTCTTCCGAGGGATTGAAAAATATCTCGTGGAATAATACATATTCAACATATGATATGGAACTACTAAATGGAGTTACATTACAAGTAGGACAAGAATCTCATATCTATGGTAGAGCAACAGAAACCATCCAAAATGGTAAAATTGTTATGTTCGCTGGCGCTCAAGGAGATGGTCTTCTATTAAGATTAGCAAATACACAAGTTACTGGATTTGAACCTAGATGGATTGTTGGTGTTGCCACCCAAACTATTCCTCAAAATAATTGGGGATATGTAACTTGGTTTGGTAAGGTTAATGACGTTGACACGTACAATTATTCTCTTGGAGATATTTTATATCTAGATAATAACAATCCTGGAGCATTTTCTAATACAAGACCTACTGCCCCAGATTATGCTATAACATTAGCAGCAGTTGTTAGAGTTTCTAATTCTCCATCTTCTAATAATGGCATTTTGATGGTTCGTCCAGATTTTGGATATGAATTATCAGAAGCACGTGACGTTAAGATTACTAATATTTCAGCAAACGATGTTATTATTTGGAGTGCGAATAATAGATGGGAGAATAAACCTCAATCGAATTTAGATGTTGGCAATTCCGATAAATTAGATGGCGAACATGGTAGTTATTATACAGGGTATACAGATACTGCTAATACAAACAATTTAATTTACACCAATAATGTAATAAATTCTAATGTAACATTATTACAGGGAATTAATACTACCCAAAATACTAATATTAGCAATTTAACATCATGGTTAAGTTCTAATGTAAGTTTGATTGCTGGAGTTGATAATACCCAAAATACAAATATATTATCTATACAGGAAGTAGATAATACTCAGAATACAAGATTGACTGTTATTGAAGGTGTTGATGTTACTCAGAACACCAATATTAGCAATTTAACATCATGGTTAAGTTCTAATGTAAGTTTGATTGCTGGAGTTGATAATACCCAAAATACAAGATTGACTGTTATTGAAGGTGTTGATGTTACTCAAAACACATTTACTCAAGCAGCATTTACTCATGCTAATGCCGCATTCTTATCTTCTAATACTAAATTTAGTTCTTCTGGTGGGACAATCACAGGAGATGTTGTTATTACTGGTAATGTTGCGGTTCAAGGCACTACAACCACTCTTGATGTTGATACTATTGCTGTAGAAGACAAGAACATAACTTTAGCAAATGTTGCTTCTCCTACGAATATTACTGCTGATGGCGGTGGTATTACTGTTAGAGGAACAACAGATAAAACTTGGAATTGGATTAACGCAACTTCTTCGTGGACTTCTAGCGAAAATATTGACATTGCTTCTGGTAAAACCTATAAAATTAACGGAATAGATGTACTAACATCCACAACAATATCTAATATACAAGGAGTAGATAATACTCAAAATACAAGATTGACTGTCATTGAAGGAACTGATGTTACCCAGAACACAAATATTACTAATTTAACAAGTTGGTTAAGTTCTAATAATACTCTGCAAACAAATATAAACGCGACTCAGAATACTTCTATTACTGCAGCATTTATCCAAGCAAACTCTGCTTATAACCAAGCAAATACCACAAACACAAACGCTTCTAATGCTTCGAATTTGACTACAGGAACAATTCCGGGCGATAGAGGTGTTACCGCTGGTTCCACAACTCCATCGTTTATTGAATATAATGGAACTACGAAAACTGCTGGTCAGTTTGATGGTGGTTCAACTGCACCAACAAATACTACTAGATTAAATTACGATGGTAATTTATATGCCACTACGTTCTATGGAGAAGGAACTGGTTTAACTGGAACTGCGTCAAATTTAACTGCCAATGTCGCTAATTTTGAAGTAATAACCAACGCTACTTCTGGAACATATTATCCACAATTGGTTTCTGCTACTTCCGGAACTCTTGCTGGATATACTAATAATGCGTTTGCGTTTGATGTTGCAAATGGTAGGTTTGGGATTGCGACAACAACACCAACAACAAAGTTACACATAACCGAAAGCGCCGGTGCTTGTGTACCAATTCTAACATTAGACAATTCTTCTGGTTGGGCTACTGGCATCAATTTTAAAGTCAATTATTCTGGTTATACGACTTCAAGAATAGTATACGATTTTTATGGTTCAGAATTCGCCGGATTGTCTCACGGAATGAATTATGTTTCTGGTAGACCTTCAAATTCCAATCATTGGTTTAGAGACTCAGCAAATAATATCCAATTAGCAATTTTAAATTCGGGTAATGTAGTAATTGGTTCTAATACTACAAATTACAAATTTGAAGTTGTGGGGACTGCTAAAGCAAATACATTAACTCTAACTGCCAATACTGCTTCCACCAATACAACAACAGGAACATTGGTTGTTACTGGCGGGATTGGTATTTCCGGAGCATTAAACGCTACTACGAAATCGTTCGATATCGTTCATCCTTCCGATCCAAATAAACGACTAAGATATGGTTCGTTGGAATCTCCATATCACGGAGTAAGATTAACAGGTAAAGGAAAAGTTATTAACGGAAAAGGAGTAGTAACCTTACCATATTACTTTAGAGATTTGGTTCATGAAGAAGATGTTAATATTCAATTAACAAATATTAAACACGGTAAAGTATTATGGGTAGAAGACATTAACATTAAAGAAAATCGGTTTACAGTGGGTATTGACGAAACTACTAGCATTTTTACTAAAGAATACGAATTCTTTTGGGATATAACGGCAGAAAGAAAAGATGTACCTTCATTAATAGTAGAGGAATAATATTATGGCAACGGCATATAATAGTAAACTTGTTACTGATAATTTGGTATTATGTTTAGATGCTGCTAATCCAAAAAGCTATCCAGGAACTGGAAATAATTGGTTTAATTTATTAAAAGGCAATCGTTCAGAAACTATATCCGGAGAAACCACTACAAATTTAATGTATTCTTCCGGAACTTTTGTTGGGTCTATTGGAACATTAACGGGTTCTTTTTCAGTGACAACTGTAGAGGCAAATAGTAAATATCGCGTTCAGTGTAACACTAGTGGGCTAATTAGAATATCAATTCCTAATGGTTTGTTAGTAAACAACCAAACATATACATTATCATACAAATATAAAGTCATTTCTGGATTAACCAACTTTTTAATAAACGATTTTTGTGATGTTAATGTTGGCGACAGATTAATTATAGATACAGGCGATTATATTTTTGCTTCAGCAACGGCGAAAAGAATTACTTATGATTCGACATTTAGATTTTTTGATACACCAACATTTCAAGTTGGTGATATTATAGATATTTGGGATATACAAGTAGAACAAAAACCGTATCCGACTGTTTTTGTAAATGGTATAAGATCCTCTGCAACATCAAATCAAATTTTAACTGGCGGAAATCAAAATTCAGATTTAATCAATGGTCCATCATACCAATCTCAAGGGGTAATTGTGTTCGATGGCGTTGATGATTACGTTAAACAAAACCCTATGGCGTTTAAATCAGGAAGTGGGTGGACTCTATCGTGTTGGATAAGTCCTGTATTTAATTCCACTAAAATAGGAGCTTCTGTATTTTATGCTGTTGAAGGTAATTATCTAGGATACCCTTGTTCTGTCCCACTAACAACTCAAACGGATACTACATATATAACACCTAAAAGCTCAATAGGTAGCACTTTTTATATTTGTTCTAACTATGTAACCAATTTTGTTGGTTCAGAAAGAATCCCTAAAATTTTTAAGATGGATTCTTTTTTCACAGCAGTTGATCAAGGATTTAATACAGGTTCTGTAGGATACCTATCCACTCCAGTTCACATAACAGCATCTACATATTATTCTGGGAAAATATATGTATGCGAAAACCTTAGCCAATATAGTAAATATGGAAGAATAGGATTCAAACGATATAATTCTGATGGATCGTTAGATACTGGTTTCGGAACATCTACTTCTGGATTTAATTTTTCTACGGCATTTTCCGCAGAAGACAGTTCAGGAAATATTTATGTTGTTGGCTCCTTTACTTCTTATAACGGAACCGCAGCAAACCGAATTATTAAATTAAACACTGACGGTTCAATAGATACTTCTTTTGTTTATGGTACTGGGTTT